AGGACCGTTTGGGCACGAGTTTCCACCCCGGCACTGGCGCGTTATTTTCCAGCATCGTCTGGGCCAGTTCACGAACGCCTTTAGCCCATTCTTCCGCAAGGATCGCAAACGCCAGAGCATTGCCGACTTTCTCCACATCAATAGCTTTAACCTTAGTCGCAACAGCGCGCTCAAGCTGACCTGTAAGCAAGGGGCAGACAGGCTTAGCCGAACACCAACGGCAATGATCGCCAGCGGCAAACGGCGCGTCGGGCTTGAAAGATTGCTGCACGGCGTCATACAGCGTGCGCTCGAACGCTTTGATGCGACCGGGCGTCGTAAGCCAACGCTTTACATAAGGCGGCTGCACGATGATAAGTTCGATCTCATCAACGCCTTCAAACACCCAGCGCAATGCTTCCGTCCGCATTCCGGCCGCAGCGTAGAACATAAGCTGTTCGTTTTCTTCAGCGTCTACCGCAACGCCATCCCCAAACTTCCAGTCGAGGACTACCGCACGATTGCGAATACGGCCAGCGAGATCGCAAGAACCGTAAACTCCGGCAAGAAAGTCGTTAAAATGGACATTCACCTCCGTAGCAAACTCAAGCTCACTATTAGGATCAATCTCGTTAAGTGAGTCAAGCGCTAGGATTAACTTCTCATTATCTGTATAATCGTCAACACTTGCGCCATGCGACAAGATCATGTGCATTGCGTCATGCAGACGCGAACCTTCTTCCGCGTATTTGCTAGTAGGTTTTTCAGGAACTGTGTTGACTAACGCCCGTGAACCGGGGCAGTTAATCAAACGCTTAGCGGTCGAACCGCCTACGATATTGCTGTGTGCCATTACCTTACCTTTCAGTGATTCGACACTAGACTTTTCTTTACGGGTATGTCAAGAGACTTTTTATGCTAGAGAAAGACATAGAAAAGTATTTCATGCGCCGCGTCGCACAGATCGGCGGTCGAGCCTATAAGTTCGTATCGCCGTCGAACCGCGGCGTCAGCGACCGCGTGGTCTGTTTACCTGACGGCACGACGCACTTCATAGAACTGAAGCGCCCCGGCGGCAAACTCAGCGAATTACAGCGACGATTTGCAATCGAGATGATGACGCTCAGTCAGAACTACGATTGTCTCTGGTCTAAAGAAGAAGTTGACAAATGGATCTCCGACCATACCAGCACGACGCCGCCGATTTCCTTTTCAGTCGTGACCGGGCCATGATCCTCGCGCCAGTCGGCGCGGGCAAGACAGCGATCACATTAACCGCGATGACCGAAATGATTATCCACGGTCATTGCGACCGCTGGCTTGTGTTAGCGCCGAAGCGCGTCTGCACTGACGTGTGGCCTGTGGAAAAACCTAAATGGGCCGAACACATGAGCATGGCCGTCGCTGTCGGCACGCCAGCGCAGCGCAAGAAAGCATTCGCGGCTGACGTTGATATAGTCGTCACCAATTACGACAACATACCGTCGATTGACCCAAAGGACTTTGACGGCATTGTATTCGACGAGTTGACGCGGCTTAAAAATCCATCCGGCAAACGCTTCAAGTTCCTGCTCAAGATCCTCGACCAGTTCAAGATCCGCTGGGGTTTGACCGGCTCGTTCACGTCGAACGGCTTAGAAGACGTGTTCGGCCAATGCAAGGTCATTGACCAGACGCTATTAGGCCGCAGCAAGGGCGCGTTCCTACAGCAATACTTCTACTGCGTGAACCGCGATTTCGGCCAATGGGAGCCGTTGCCGCAAGCGCTGCCAAAGGTCATGGAGACGATTAAACCGGCGACGTATGTGCTAGAGCCTGGCGAGTATAAGGACAAGCTGCCACCGCTCCATGTCGTGCAGATCCGGTGCGATTTGGAAGACCGCACGCCATACGAAAACATGAAGAAGGAATATGTGCATGAAGAGATCACGGCTCCAACAGCGGCTGCTGTCACAAACAAGCTTCAGCAGCTTACGTCCGGCTTCGCTTATGATAGCAAAGGCGTTGCTCAGTGGTTTGGACGCCAAAAGTTTGAATCTCTCCGAGACATCCTCGACGAAAACCAACGAGACAACACCATCGTCTTTTACACATTTCGCGAAGAACTTGCGGAATTAAAACGCCAATATCCACACGCGCAAACTTTGGATGACCCAAATGCTATAGAACGGTGGAACGACGGAAAAATAGAAATCTTGTTAGCGCATCCTAAAAGCGCACAATTCGGCTTGAACTTACAGTTCGGCGGGTGTAAGATGGTGTTTATGTCGCTTCCTTGGAGTCTAATAGATTTTGAGCAAGCTATAGGCCGATTACATAGGAGCGGTCAAAAACACGATGTTTGGGTGTATGTGATAATGGCCAATAACACAATAGACGAAAAAATATTCGCCGCGCTTAAAGATAAAAAGTCCATATCTGAAATAGCTATGGAAGAACTTCGATGATTGGCCGCAAATTCACTTGTTTGACAGTCATTGACGGGCCTATTCGTGCGCCGCGTGGTGCATCGTGGGTATGTAAATGCGATTGTGGCGGTGTAAAAACAGTGTCGCAATATAAATTAACTGCCGGGCGCACTAAATCATGTGGGTGTTTGCAAAAACAGATTGCGCGTAAACGACTTACGACGCACGGTAATTACTACGAGCCCGAATATCGCGTATGGGAGAATATGAAAAAACGGTGTTCTGACCTTAGATACGCAAAATGGTATGGGCGCATAAATGTCTGCGCTAGATGGATAGATTCATATGATAATTTTGTTGCCGATGTAGGCCGCAAACCATATGAGACCGCGACGTTAGACCGAATAGATCCTAAAGGCGACTATAAGCCTAACAATGTTCGCTGGGCCTCACATAAAATCCAGTCGCGCAACACCAAAAATCATGTTACAAACAAAACCGGGATACGTGGCGTGTCATGGTCAAAAGCTAAAAATAAATGGCGCGCGGCTATATATGTAGACAATACGCAGAAACATCTAGGTTACTTTGACGACATCAAAAATGCCGAAACGGCGCGGAAAGAAGCGGAGAAAAAATTTTGGTGACGTCATTAACCTGGAAAGAACTTAACGATCAGCTTGCTGATCTTACGGAACAGGAAGTCTTAGACTTGCTGGAGGATGAAGCGACCAACGCCCGGCGCTCGACTATCCTTGTGCGCTTGCATCAGCGTTACACTGTGCTGCGCATGTTGCGAGAAAGGGCGGCCATTATGGAGATCATAAATGAACCCTCAAGAACTACTGGCGCAAGCCGCTGATATTATCGACCAACGCGGCGAAGGCTACGGTGGCATAGAGAATAATTTTCAGCTTGCCGCCGATCTGGCGACGCTGCGGATTGGCCGTGAATTTCATCCGTATGAAATCGCGATAATAATGGCTTGTGTAAAAAATGCGCGGGCATTTAATACGCCGAATCACTTAGACAGCCATATTGACGCGGTTAACTATGAATTATTTGCCGCAACTTTTGCCGCTGATTATGCAACTTCGCATGGCAGTCGGTCAGAAGCCGCGTATAAACGCCGCGATAACATGAAAGTCGCGCGTATCTCTAAGAATCTAAAGGCGGCAAGTTCGCCGGAGCTGGCCGTAATCTTGGACGAGCCTAGCAATAGCGCTGTCATTGGGGAGAGCGCGTAACTCTTTGGCCGCTTTGGTTTGGAGTTCGGCCGAATAGTCGACCAGCGGGGGGCACCTGCTGGTCGACGCACACCCGCTAAAACTTGCCAGCATCAAGATCATCGGCAGTTTCATCAACAGTCTTTGGCGCTGCGACCTGACCCCTTCAATCATTCGGCTTGCTGCCGCCGGTCACGTTCCAGTCCTTAGCCGCGACGAGGCCCAGCGCGACGAGCGCGTTCTGGAGATCCGTCCAGTTCACGTCTTTGGTCTGCCAAGCGTGGAACAGCACGGACAACAGCGTCAGAATGCCGGGAATCGTGGTCATCCAGTTAACTAACATTTTAGCCTCTTTTAGTTACACGGCCGCGATGTGCTATCGCGCGCGATACATTCGTAATACTTAAGGTCAGCGCAGCCGCTCAGCGCGAGCATAAGTCCCGCACAACAGCATAAACGTCGTTTATCCGATTTGACCAGCCACGCCCAAATGTGCCCCATGTCGGCAATCCTTTTAAGAAGCCCAGCCGCATGTCCGTCAGCTTGACGCCAAGATAGGCTTTAGCAGCGGCGATTGTCTTCGGCCCGATCACGCCGTCCTGCGTGACGCCGACCAGCGACTGAAGATATTTAGAAGCGCGGCTAACGCCGCTGTTGACGGCAAAGTCGAACACGGCAAAGTCAAGCCCGTCTGGCAGATCGTCGCCGCGGATCTTGTCCCAGTATTCCTGACGGTAAATTGCCGCGACTTCTGAATCGGCGATCTGATACACGTCTTTCTGCGACAGACCGTGCTTAGCGCGCCACGCATTGTAGGTGTTCTGCGTGACGCCGTAGGCAGTCCGGCCGCCAGGATCACGCGGATCGTCGACCTTGCCGCCTTCGTAGCGCAGCGTCGCCTTCAGCGCGGCGTCATAGTTCTCTTTCATCTTTGGCTCACCAAGTCACGTATGCGGTCTAGTCTTTCAAACACCTGATTCAGCACCTGATTAAAGTCCTCGCGGGTCACATAGCGCCCAGCGACTAGCACTTCAATCTGCCCGACCTTTTCCGCCAGCTCTTTATCGGCTTGCTGAAGATCCTTAACAGCCGCCCAAACGGTGTTAAGCGTCCAGCCGCCCAGCACGCCGATCACGCCAATGGCTACGTCAAAGAGAACTTGATATTCGACCATAATCATCTCGCCATTGCGTTAAGACTTTGCGATCCGGCAGCGAATGCCGGCGCAAGGTTTCTGTAAT